CACAAATTGAAAAAGAGGGGAACCATTATTAGCTCTGCATGGCTGGCTATGATACAAGTACTATGGCTACAGCTTATCAGTGTTTTACAATTATGGATAAAACCCCACAAAATCCGCTTTTAACTAGCCCAACCTAAGGCTGCAAGGGTTACTTGGCATTGAACAAATTACCAGTAGTGGGTACAGCTGGTTCTGCGAAATGCCAAGCCCTTACACCAAAGTCCATGGGTAAAAGGGTCCGGAAGACCGAAAATACTCACCTCAACTTTCGTTCGTCGCGCTTACTATCATCTAGGGCTATCAACCGAGGTCAATGGCCTTCGTCCATATTGGGCGCTTTCGCACGTCGAAGGGCTTTCTTTTTAAAAAGCAAATTAGCGTAATAACATGGGCGCCGAACGCGCCGCAGTTATAGTAGCATATCTTAAAGCGGCATTACCAGCTGCCCTTGCTCCGGCCGTAATAGCTGTTAAGCTACCCGCTGCCCTCAGGACATTTGATAATACTCGCCCCACTCCATCTACATTGGCTGCCATTTGAGTTTCTGGTCGAACAACATTGTTGACCATTTCTAAACCTCTAATGTCAGAATCAGCAAGCTTCAAGTCGCGAATATTGGGGCCGACAACTTCCATGATATGGCAAAATTCGTATTCAAACAAGGACCCAACGGGGCCTCCTGTTATCAACATACCCATATAATGGGTATTTGCTTCTATCATTACGTTATCTTCTCCTGATGCGCCTTGGATATAATCAATATCATACTGATACTCTCCAGGTAGAACGGGGGTGTATGTCAAAGTGAACCATTTCTTCGAGACCGGCAATCTGAAATAAGTTTCATATTGCGAAATCGTAGCCAAAGATACCATATTTAAGGACGTGTGCGAAGGTGTATAGGCGGCATGTATTATACCGCTCCTATTTAAATCAGGACCCGCATATCGAATTCTAACCCCAGCACATACTAGCCGCTCCAATGTCTGTGGATTCTGGAGCTCGGCTATTGTGTAGTCACTATTCGCATTAAATGCGGAAGATCCTACAGAAAAACCGACACCAGTATCCAAGACAGGGAAACTAGTCCCAGGATCGGAAGATGAGCTGTTGAAAAGAATTAACGGTGCTTGATTATCCAACACAGTACTATAATTACTCGCTAATCGGCGGGGAGCAAATGCCAAATACCCATTCCCAGCTGATCCTATCACAAAAGTCCCTCGTCCAAAATACTTTGTCCTACGAGATTTTAATGATGGGAAGGTGGGCACACAGGGTAATGTTTCAGGAACGTCCCCCATACCCATCACGGCATTTTGCCGTGCGTTTGTTGTGTCAAAAAAAGAAAAGGGATTAACCATTCCTATGGCATACAAACGGGCACAGGGGGACATACTAACATGAGCCAAATTAGGCAATGTCCTCATCGACTGAGAAATCTGATCTCGTGATACTTCTTCCCTACCAGCATTAAACACCTCATTTACATAAGAGTTTCGTGCCTGTCGGGTTTTCTGTTTACGAGCAGGTTTTACAGTTTGTCCTTTAGTGGTACCCACATATTGCTGATAACGTTGATCACGTTGAGCCTTTGTGAGTCCAGCTTTGTCATACTTTAATTTATGTTTACTTAAAAACTGCGCCTTTGTAAGAGGCCCAGGATTAAGCTCAATATCACCTGAAAGTTGGAGTAGGGGATAGCACATTGAATTTCTTCTTTGCACTACCTTGGTGACCCAGGGACGCAAGCTAAGTCGGCACAGGGGTATGGGGCCGGGATTTTCCTCGACGTCTCCGTCAAGGGTTAAATCCCTCCGCCAACCTTTAGCTTTCTTAGGAGGAATCTTAAACTGGGGATCCTCCCTATATCCATCAAACTTCCCCTCGACGATGTCCTGGAATAAATCCTGGCCATCTTCGGTGAGATAGCAGTCAATGATGGTTTGCTCTCCAACAAGTGGTGCAATACCTTGAAAACGATCACGACACAAAGCCCAAAAAAGTTTGAACTGTTCACATTTCATGACATCCTCGCTTGAAAGCTTGTTTTTCTTGTGGGCACGATGCATAATATAGAGGGAGATCATACGAGCACAAGCTTGTTGAGCATCCTTCTTTACTGTGTGTCGCTGGATTGTTTTAAATTGTTTACCAGCATGGATGAACTTAGCCTTACATTGCCATGTTGGAATGTGAGACATTCCAGACATTTCAGAATGATAGGTAATATCATCTATGGTTGGCAACCCTTTTGAGGTGCAACCTTGCTTATATTCATTTATAAAACTTATCCAGTTGCCGGCAATAAAAGCAGCTCCCCCGGGAATACCAGCCGCAAAGGCAGTAGTCTCAGGAGATTTTTCATAACCAGGTGGGACGAAATCATTTTCTGTCATTAACCACATAGATTTGACTTTAGGTGGTTGTATATTTTTAGCATTTGTTTGCCCGTTTGCTTTACGGGGTTGCTTATGTTGTGTGTACAACATAGTGTTTTTAAAGCCTACCTCCATCCGACGAATACTAGGGCAAGGGGAGGAAAAAACTAAACCTCCCAATGGTAGGTGTGTGACGTAATTAGGGCGTTTGGATTCTAAACCAAGTACCATATTTGCTGCACGAAACTTTCCATCTCTAATACGCATTAACGAACATATATCTGAATCACTTGTAAATTGATCACGATGTTTCTGTAATAACCATCGACAATAGTTCTTCAAAAATTTTTGCACAATTTTTTCATCTTCTGTCACTCCAAGAGCTACTAAAGTTTGAAAAGTTGTTAGTGATGCGGCTATCACATCGAAAGTTTTCAATTTCATTACCTGTGTTATTGACGTAGTCAATTTCTCCAACCGAGGTTGAGGAACCCATGCACCATAAAATTCATTCCATCGGGCTGTTGAGCCAAGGAATTCCAACCCCTCAAGGGTGGATGAAATTTTAAACGCTTTCTCTTTTACCGTTAGGTTTAAGATAGCATAAGTTTCTCTAACTAGATTTTCAAAATGGGGCTGATCCCAACCTTGAGGATACCAAAAAGGTCTATCAAGGGTGGCTAAAATGTCGTCACCATATAAAGAAATAACGGCGTGGGCCATACATTCCTCATATGTGACAATACGATTCAAATTAGCAGCTCCCAAACGAAGTAATATGTAAAACTTTATTCGAGTGTGAGACCAACAATTATCTACTGTAGTATTGTTCGAACCGGAAGAATTACCATCCGGGCGTTGGAACATAGTTCCATCACTCAAACAACAAATGGGTTTTAGTGTATTTTCTACAACAAACTTATAGTGGGTTTGAAAAGCCTCTATAAGTTGCTTCTGATGTAAGTCAGTAAAATATTTACTATCCCAGTCATTGAATGATCGACCAAACAAAAAGTAGGTGCGGTCATTATAAACTTCAATTAAATTAATATCTCTATCATATCCAGAC